GCCGCGATGGCCCAGGCGGGGGCCAGCGTCGCGCCGCTGTGGCGTTTCGTGGGCCAGCTCCGCGACGGCCGGCCGCTGCCGTGGGCGCTGGCCCAGTGCGGAGCCCCGGCCGCTGCCGCCGCGTTCGTCGGCGCGACGTTCGGGGTGATCGTCGCGGCGCCGCTGCACGCCCAGGCCGCCGTGTTCGCGCTGACCCGTGAGGACCTGATCCCCGACATGTTCGAGCAAGTCATCGCCGCGCCGAAGCTGGCGGTCTTCACCGACTACCTGGACCGGCACATCGTGACGGACGCCGAGGAGCACGGGCCGATGGCGATGGCGATGCTGACGGAGCTGTGCGGGGCGGATGAGTCCCGGTGGGTGGAGTGCGAGGCCGCGGTCGCGGGGGCGCTGGCTGCACGCCGGGCGCTGTGGGACGGCACCTTGGCCGCGATCGAGGCCAGCGCGTGAGGGGCATCGTCGCGGAGGCCACCGCCGCCTACCTGGCCCGCGAGGCCGCCGCCCGGGATGGCGAGCTGCCGCCGCTGTGGCACTTCGCGTTCAAGCTCACCGAGGAAGCCCAGGAGGCCGCCGACGCCTGGCACCGGACGACGGGCTGGTGCCGCCGTGGCGACACGCTGGAGCACGTGGCCGAGGAGCTAGCCGACACGGTGATCTCGGCCTACGCCATGGCGCTGCTGCTCGGGGTGGACCTGGACGCCGCGATCGAGGCGAAGCACGAGGTTCTGATGACGCGGCCCGTGATCGAGGCTGGCGCGTGAGGTGCGCGCAATTCGCGCGTAATTGACGGTGCCGGACGGCCGGGGAAGGAACCACCCAAGGAACCCGAGCCGACCGCCCGGCACATGGCTCAGTATAGCCGTGGGTGAGCTGCCCGGCGCGTAGCGGACTGTGGTCCAGACGACACTCCCCCAGGGCCTAAACCAGCCGGGCCAGCGGTTGGAATAAGTGAACCGCCCACCACCCAGGAGGACGGCAGCAAGGAAGGGAACCACCCAGATGACCGAGACCCAGACCACCAGCCAGCCCGACGCCACCGTGACCGAGATCACCACCGGGGCCACCCGCGCCACGTGGAAGCAGCACGGCAGCCCGACCGGAGGCTTTGAGTTCTTCGGCACCGAGGTCAAGGCACCGTTCGCCAAGGGCGCGAAGGTCGCCAAGGTCGCAGTCGAGGACGGCAAGCTGATCCTGAAGGGCGCGAACGGCAGGCAGCTCAGGGACACGTTCGCGATTGCCACCAGCACCAAGTTCTGGGCCATCGTGCCCGCCGACGCCCCCCGCCAGGAGACCGCCCCCAAGGGCACCCCGGCCGCCAAGGCTGAGCCCCTGGTGATCACCGCCCCGATCGGCGGCACCCAGACGGTCGCCCCGGTCAAGGACGCGATCGACAAGGCGATCAAGGCCACCGGCAAGTCCATCATGGCGATCAGCCGGGAGCACGGTCTCAACCCGAGCCAGATGCGCAGGCTGAGCCTGAACCAGGTTGCCAAGGTGGACCTGGTCCGCGCCGAGGCCATCGCCAAGGCACTGGGCCGCCCCATGGCCACCCTGTTCGGTGGGGCGGTCGACAAGGCCAAGGCCGCCAAGCCGGAGCCCAAGGCCACCGCCCAGGACCAGGCCGCCGAGGCCACCCAGGACGAGCCCACCCCCGAGGCCGCCGACCAGGCCGCCGAGTAACCACCCCCGGAGTCACACGCCCCCGCCCAGCCGGGCGGGGGCCGACCCATGAAAGGAACCACCCAAAATGCCAGCTCGCAACACGCAACCTGTCCGATACCTGCTGGACGAGGACGCGACCCCGCCCAGGCGGCAAGAGGTCGTCACCACCAGCCCGAACGCCCTGGCGTTCTGGATGGGCGGCACCTATCACGCCGCCCGGCCCGACCACGGAGACGGCGCACTGCTCACCGGCACGTGGGCCGTCATCCCGCACCACGCACCGGCCAACGTGCAGCCCGTGTTCGTCTACTACGACCGCGCCCAGTCGCCCCCGTTCGAGGTCGGCGGCCAGCGGTACGCCCAGCTCGGGGACGCCATGGAGGCCGCGCTCGACCCGGCCCCGGAGTGGGTGATTCTGGAGACCATGTACCGGGACCAGGCCAGGGCCACGACCTACGAGACCATGACCGACACCCAGGCGTCTGCGCGCATCCGGCAAGAGGCGGGTGACCCCGACATCGCCGGATGGGCCACGAGCCGCGCCGACCAGCCATGAGCCCGCGACGGTGGCTCTCACCGGAAGAGTTCGAGGTGGAGCTGATCACGCTGACGCACACCACCCATTGCCTCGATGGCGAATGGCTGGTCGTCAGCCACCCGAACGGGATGGTGCTGGCCCAGGTCCGCAACTTGCCCGGTTCGCTGGCCGTGCTGGCGGACGCCCTGGGCGGCCTCGTGGAGGTGGACCCGCAGCCGCTACCGCCCGGCGTAACGCGAATCGCATAACGCTCCACCCGCCGATGCCCGCCCCGAGCTGGGCGGGCATCCTGGTCTCTGGGGCCGCCCGGCAGGCATCATGTAGGGCATGGCCGACCGGCGCAGGTTCCCGCCGTGCAAACGCACCTTCGACGGGCAGACTTGCAACCGCCGCGGCGAGCACCTCTGCCAGCCCCGCATCGCCCACGTCCGGGCGTTCTTCTGCGAATTGCTGGTGCACACCAAGGGCGACTGGGCCCGGCGTCCGTTCATCCCGGCCGAGTGGGAGATGCGCGAAGTCCTGACCCCGCTGTTCGGCCTCGTGGAGTACGACCCCGGCTGGGGCCGCTACCTGCGCAGGTACCGGGAGCTGTACCTGTCCGCCGGGCGGAAAAACGGCAAGACGGAATTGATCGCGGGCATCATGCTCTACCTGCTGGTCGCCGACGACGAGGACGGCGCGGAGGTCTACGGGCTGGCGCTGGACAAGGACCAGGCCGGCCTCGCGTGGGCGGCCTCGGCGCGGATGGTCGCGCTGTCGCCCGTGCTGTCCGCCCGGCTCGACGTGGCCCGGGGGGTCCGCCGCATCGTCGACCAGCAGACAGCCAGCTTTTTCGCGGTCACGGCCGGGGACGCCATGGGCGCGCTGGGGCCGAGCCCGTCCGGTGCCTACATTGACGAGCTGCTGAGCCAGCCCGACCGCGAGCTGTACGACGCGCTCCGCACCGGGTTCGGGGCCCGGAGCCAGCCCATCCTCGTGCTGGCCACCACCGCCGACAACGACCCGGCCGGATTCGCCGCCGCTGAGCGCGCGTGGTCCGAGCGGGTGCTGGAGGACCCCGAGCTGGACCACGCCCGGCTGGTCGTGCTGTACGCCGCGCCGCCCGACGCGGACTGGACCGCCGAGGCCACGTGGAAGCTGGCCAATCCCGCGCTGGGCGACTACCTGGACCCGCGCATCCTGCGCGCCGAGTGCACCAAGGCCATCGCCAACCCCGCCGAGGAACGGGCGTTCAAGCAATACCGGCTCAACCGGCAGAGCACCCAGGTGGGCCGCGCCATCGACCTGGCCACGTGGGACGCTGCCCCCACCCCGGTACTCGAGCTCGGCGGCCGGACCTGTTACGCCGGGCTGGACCTGGCCAGCACCATCGACCTGGCCAGCTACGTGCTCGACTTCCCGGCAGGGGACGGTGCGCACGACGCGCTGTTCCGGGTGTTCGCCCCGGAGTCCGCCGTCGCCGGGCTCGACCGGCGCACCGCGGGGAAGTTCAAGGCGTGGGCCGCGGCCGGGCTGGTCACGATCACCGAAGGCAACGTGATCGACTACGAGGCCATCAAGGCCGCGCTCCGCGACGACGCCGAGACCTACGACCTGCGCGAGGTCGCGTTCGACCGCTGGGGCGCCACCCAGCTCAGCTCCGAGCTGATCGAAGAGGGCTTCCCGCTGATCCAGACCGGACAGGGATTCGCCACCCTGAGCGGCCCCACGAAGGAGTTCCTACGGCTGGTCGCGTCCGGTGCCTACCGGCACGGGGCCAACCCGGTGGCCCGCTGGCAGGCGGGGAACCTGGTCACGCGCACCGACCCCGCGGGGAACCTGAAACCGGACAAGGCCAAGTCAACTGACAAGATCGACTCAATCGTGGCCGCGATCATGGCGCTGGACCGCGCCATCCGGCACGCCGACGCGCAGACCGAGTACGCGGCGGCTGGGTTCTAGGAGGTGCCCGACATGACGGAGCTGGACGACCTACGAGCCGCCGCAGCGGTCAAGCTCGAAGACCAGGCCGCCCGCGCCCGGTACTACCAGGCGTACTACGACAACGAGTCCGGGATTATCGCGCTGCTCAACACTGAGGAGCGCCAGGTATTCCGGTCGCTGCTGGATGAGGCCGGGGCCGACTGGTGCGAGCTGGTCGTCAACGCCGTGGCGTCCCGGCTCACCGTCACCGGGTTCCGGTTCGGCACCGACGAGGACGACGAGCTGGCGTGGGCCATCTGGCAGGCCAACAGCATGGACGCGGACCACGAGCTGGTCCACACTGACGCGCTGGTCACGGGCTCCAGCTTCGTGCTGGTCGCGCCCGACGACGACAATCCGACCGGGGTGTCCATCACGGTGGAGTCCCCCGAAGAGGCGTGTGTGCTCTACCAGCCGGGGAACCGCCGCAAGCGGGTAGCCGGGTTCAAGCGGTGGACCGAGGACCACGGGCGGACCACGATCGACGTGCTATTCACCCCGGAGGTCATTTGCACGTGGTGGCCTA